AGACAGGAGGCACAACAATGTTAAAAAATAGAAAAAAAGCAGATTTGAATAAAGATGGCAAAATTTCATCATATGAAATGAAGCGTGGTATGGCAATTGAAAAAGCCATGAAAAAACAAAACCGTGTTAAAATGAAAAAAGGTGGTTTCATAGCAAGAGGTTGTGGAGCTGTTAGACCAGACAAAAGAAAGGTCACAACTATTAGTTAGGAGAAGATATGCCAAAGAAAAAATCTAGTGTAGATCCAAAATTACAAGCAAGACTTGATGCAAAAGTCAGACCAGATCAGCCCGTTGTCGAAGATCGTATTTATTTAGATTCTTCTGGCAATCAAGTAAAGCCTAAAAAAAAGGCTGCTGCAAAGAAAACACCTGCTAAAAAAGGCAGACCAAAGAAAAAGGATTAATTATGTATAGAAGAACAAAAGGATATGCTATGGGCGGCAAGGTCAGTAAATACATGGCTAGAGGTGGCAAAGCCTCTAAATACATGGCAAAAGGCGGTAAGGCATCCAAATACATGGCGAAAGGCGGTAAAGCATCTAAATATATGGCTAAAGGTGGCAAGGCATCTAAATACATGGCTAAGGGTGGAAAAGCCTCAAAGTATATGGCTAGAGGCGGTAAAGCCAGTAAATATATGTCAAAGGGCGGAAAAGTTTAAAAAACAAGACTAGGGGGTTATTTTGTCTTATTTAATATCGAACATACCACAGTTCAAATGTTGGGTGCGTAAAGAATTTACAGCAAACCATCAAAAATATCACGGTGAATATTTGCATGCTTTAGCTTTTGCAGTTAACACCATTCCAGATAGATCTTTGTCTTTTCAAGTTGTTTTTACTGGCTGTGAGACAGATTTAGAAGATCATCCAGATGAAAATGTACATGGTGGTGCTATGTGGGCACGGATGCCAATACAAGCACTTATAGCTGATGTGCCAGTAGATGAGTGGCCTACACCGATGGAAGACCATTTGGCACAACCTTGGGATTGTTTAAGTCATCACCATTCAGTAGTGGTATTAGACAGAGTTAGCTCTTCTCCCTGGATTTGTAAAATAGGTGGAGAGTTCTATACAGGCACCTATATGTTTACTGTAGATTACACAGAAAATAGTATTGCAGACGATTCTGCTCAACATAAACAGTCACATGTGTTATATTTGACAGACGCTGGTGAATATACTGGTAATTTTGTAGCTTTACCAAACAATAGAGTTAGAGCAACAAACCCAGCTCTTTGGCGTGTTGGTGAAGGGCCACCCGACTTTTCACCAAGTCAATGGATTCACTCAGCAGAGAAACACGATAGTTATATGGATTCATACACAACATTTGATAATCTATATAATCAAGATGATAGGAAGGATTAATGGCATTATCTGGAAGCACAAATTTTGAACCGAACGTAACAGAGTTTATTGAAGAGGCGTACGAGAGGTGTGGTGCTGAATTAAGAACAGGATATGATCTTAAAACTGCCATTAGAAGTGTAAATCTTATGTTAGCAGAGTGGGCTAATAGGGGTCTAAATCAATGGACTATAGAGCAAGCTACCCAAACTGTTACAGAAGGCACATCTAGTTATTCACTTAATGCAAACGTAATTGATGTTTTAGACGTAGTAGTGCGTAGGACAGTAAATCAAGAACAAACTGATATAAGCATGAACAGAATTAGTAGATCTGAATATCTAAACATTCCGAATAAAGAAACAAAAGCAAGACCATCACAATTCTTTTTTGACAAACTCACTACACCTGCCTTAAAAGTATGGCCTGCACCAGAAAATAGCACAGACATATTAGTTTTTAATAAATTAGTAAGAATGGATGATGCAGATGTGGCCACTAACACAATGGACATGCCTTTTAGGTTTTACCCCTGTTTTGTTGCAGGTTTAGCATATTATTTATCCATGAAAAAAAATCCACAACTTACACCTCAGCTAAAAGCAATGTATGAAGAGGAGTTCAGAAGAGCAGCAGACCAAGATGAGGATAGAGCATCATTCAGAGTAAGACCTGATATAAGGATGAACTGATGGCATACGCTCTAGGAAAGTTTGCTAAAGGTTTATGTGATAGGTGTTCGTTTGAATATAAACTACACGAACTTAGAGAGGAATGGAATGGCGCAAAAGTTTGCCCCCAGTGTTACGAACCAAAACACCCACAATTAGAGCCATTAACAGCCACTGCAGATCCTGAAGCTTTATACAAACCACGGCCTAATAATGATGCAGAAGAGGGTGAAGGATTTGTTGTTGTGGTCAATTCAAATATTTTCAGACCAGACTACATGAATCCATCAACTTTACCTACAAACTTTACTGTGTCTGAGATGACAGGTGGTGTAGGTGAGGTTACAATAGTTATCACATGACATTAGCCGAACTCAAGACATTAATACAAAACTATGTTGAAAACGAAGAAACCACGTTTGTAAACAGCTTAGATGACTTTATAAAAAACGCTGAAGAACGCATATTTGAACTTATACAGTTTGATTTTTTTAGAAAGAATGTAACAGGATCTCTTACTGCTGGAAACACATATTTAACAGCACCAACAGATTTTCAAATGAGTTTTTCGCTTGCAGTTATTGATGGTAATGGCGATTATCACTATCTAGATAAGAAACATCCTTCTTTTATGCGTGAATACAGCGTAGATCCCACAGATTCAACGCTAAGGGATTTGCCTAAGTATTACGCTGATTTTGATAAAGAACTCTCTACAGCGTCTAATAATGGCTCTACATTGATAGTAAGCCCTGTACCAGATTCTAATTATAGCGTTGAGTTACACTATCTTTTTAAACCAAATTCATTAGTTACAGATACTACAGGCACATGGTTGTCAAATAATGCAAGAAATGCTTTGCTATATGGGTGTTTGGTAGAGGCAAATATATTTTTAAAGGGGGAAAGCGATATGCAACAACAATATGAGCAACGCTTTATGATGGAAATATCAAGGTTGAAAAACCTTGCAGAAGCTAGGGGGAGAAGAGATGAATACCGTTACGATTCTTTGAGGTCATCGGTATCATAAAATAAAAATGAGTAATACAGAAAGCCTTAAAGGCAAAACAGTTGCCATCGTTGGTATGGGTAAAAGTTGGTTTGATTATAATTTAGCAAAATCACATGGCGTACATTTCGATGAAGTATGGGCTATAAATGGAGTAGCATCAGTAATATATCACGATAGAGTATTTATGATGGACCCTGCATCACGCTTTCTAGATACGGAAGACGCTGGTGGCCAGACAGAAAGTATGAAAGAAATGCTTCTAGAGCATGAGGGTCCTATATACACTTGTGAGTTGGATGAAAGATGCCCTGGATTAGTAGAATATCCACTTGAAGAAGTAGTTCAGTATTCAAATTGTCATTACCTAAACAACACAGTAGCCTATGCTATAGCTTTTGCATTTTGGAATGAAGTTGCAAATCTCAAACTTTTTGGTATTGATTTTTCTTATAAAGGAAATTTGCACTTTGCAGAGGCAGGACGTGGATGCGTTGAGTTTTGGCTAAGCAAATGTATATCAGCTGGTATGCAAGTAGAAGTAGCTCATACATCAAGTTTGTTAGACACAGATGTACCAGCAGAACAAAAACTTTATGGTTATCATAGACTTAAAAATCCATATATCATTTTAGTAGACGAGAAAGGTATAAAGCTTGAACGCATTGATAATCTTGATATTGTTAAAAAATCACAAGAACCAACGCTAATTGATCGTAACGATAGTCATTTGAAACCTCCAGAACCTAAAAAATGGTAGATAAGATCACACCTGCTGGGATGCCAGAATTAGGTATTATTGAAGCTAAAACTTCAAATTTTGGCGGCCATCCCCCTGAATTTTGGGCTGAAAGACTTACAGAAAAAATTGTAAGTTACTCCGAAGACAATGAGCCACACATCAAAGAACAAGCCAAAGCTTACAAAGATGCCATATATCAGGTGTGTTTGATTTATATAAAAAATGCGTTAAAATCTTATAAAGCCTCTCTAATACAAGATCTTATAGGTGGTGGAGAGGAAGAATTAGCAAAAATTATTAGAGGAATTTGATATGGCTATAAGCTCTACATTAACCACAAGTTTCAAAAAAGAACTTCTTGAAGCTGTGCATAATTTTAAAAACTCTGGTGGTGATACCTTTAAATTAGCGTTATATACAAGTTCAGCTACTTTAGGTGCTACAACTACAGCTTTTACCACTACAGGACAAGCTAGTGGCACAAACTACACATCTGGCGGAAGTAATTTAACAAGAGTAGATCCTACATCTAGTGGCACCACTGGTTTTACTGACTTTGCAGATTTAACATTTGGTACTGCGACTATAACTGCTAGAGGTTGTATGATTTATAACTCAACGGATAGTAATAAATCTGTAGCAACTATAGATTTTGGTGGTGACAAAACATCTACAGCAGGCGATTTCACAATAGTATTCCCTGCAGCAGCAGCAAGCACAGCGATTATCAGAATAGCTTAGCCTTATGGCTAATGTAACTGGTTGGGGTAGAGGCACCTGGGGAGAAGGGCCTTGGAGTGAACCCATACCTGTTACACTCACAGGTGTATCAGCTACAAGTGCACTCGGCACTGTTTCAGTTGTAGCAAAAGCTAATGTAACACCTTCATCACAAGTCGGCACAGGATCCGTAGGATCACCTAGTATTGATGGTGAAGCTAATCTTACTCTTACAGGACAATCAGCGACATCTGCTATCGGCACACCTACAGTTGTCGCAAAAGCTAATGTATCACCGACAACACAAGTTGCTACTACTTCTGTTGGAACTTTAACAATAACGGGTAAAGCAAATGTTACTCCTAGCTCGCAAGTAGCCACCTCGGCTATAGGTGGAGTTGGAGTTAACGGTGATGCCGTAGCAAATGCACCAGGAGCGGTCGGATCTGTAGGCAGTGTTGGAGTTGATGTAGATGGCGAGGCAAATGTTGTAATATCTGGGTTAGGCGCAACATCTGCAGTTGGATCTTTAACAATCCATCACAATGCAAAATTTAGTATAGATGGCGTAGAGAGCACATCTGAGGTTGGTTCTGTTACGACAATTTCAAAGTCAACAGTTACATTATTAGGTGTTGAAGCAACAGGTTTTGTGACTGATGTGCTTGTTTGGGGATTGGTTGACGAAGAACAAACAAAAAACTTTTCTAACATCTCAGACGATCAAGCCTCTAGTTTTAGTGCAATAAATCAAACACAAACCCAAAATTATGCTAATATTGATGATGACCAAAGTTCATCCTTTGCTGAAATTAATGAAACACAAACCCCAGATTGGGAAGAGGTAGCATAAAATATGGCAACGTATGTTAATGATTTAAGATTAAAAGAAATAGCAACAGGTGATGAGTCAGGTACTTGGGGGGCTTCGACCAACACTAATTTAGAGCTCATTGCTGAAGCGTTTAGCTTTGGCACAGAGGCTATAACAACCAACGCAGACACCCACACTACTACTATTGCAGACGGCTCTACTGATCCTGGTAGATCTATATATTTAAAATATACAGGTACACTTGATTCAGCTTGCACCATAACGATTGGCCCAAATACCGTATCTAAACTTTGGTTTATAGAAAACGGTACCTCTGGGTCACAAAATATTATTATTTCGCAAGGCTCTGGCGCTAATGTAACTGTACCTCCAGGAGATACAAAAGCAATATATTCGGACGGTGCAGGCTCTGGTGCTGCTATGGTAGACGCTTTTGCAAGTTTAAACGTTGTAGATCTTAAAGTTGAAGATGATTTAACAGTAACAGATGATGCAAGTATAGGAGGTGCTTTAACGCTTACAGGTAATGGAGACTTTAATGGCGATTTAGACGTTGACGGCACAACTAATCTAGATGTAGTAGATATAGACGGAGCCGTAGATATGGCTTCTACCTTAGCAGTAGGTGGTGTTGTAACTGCAAACGCAGGTGTCGTGGTAGACAATATAACTATAGATGGTACAGAAATAGATTTATCAAGTGGTGATCTTACGATTGATGTTGCAGGAGATATTATTCTTGATGCAGATGGTGATGATTTTATTTTTGCTGCTGCTGGCACAAATATAGGTAAAATTACAAATTCTTCATCAGATTTTTTAATTAGGTCGCTAGTACAAGATAAAGATATAATTTTTAAAGGTGATGATAGTGGCACCACAATAACAGCTCTTACCCTTGACATGTCAGATGCTGGTAAAGCTTCTTTCAATAACGGAATTTTATCAACAAATATTCAAGGTGCAGGAGACGAAGCTGGTTGGACTTTTGGCGGTGCTGCAATTAATCCTAGAAAAAATGGATCAGCAGCAGACAATACTGTAGATATTGGTGCTTCATCTGCACAGATTAAAGATTTTTATATAGCAGGTAATATTGTTCATTCTTCAAATATGACTGTTGATGCAGCAGGAGATATTGTTCTTGATGCAGCAGGTCAACAAATATTTTTTACATCTGGTGGAACAAATGTTGGTCAAATTGATATGGCAGGAACAGACCTTGAAATTAAAAGTTTAGTTTCAAATGCAGATTTTTTTATACGAGGTAATGATGGTGGTTCAGAAATAACAGCTATGACCATTGATATGTCTGAGGGTGGCAGGATAGGTGTGGGGACTACCTCGCCCGACGCACCTTTTGTTGTTTCTAATGGTGGAGCAGCAGGTATGGAGTTCCATCCAGAAATAGATACAGACACTAACAGACTAACCAACTACGACAGAACAGCTAATGAATATATGAACTTTAGAGTTAATGCTTTAACTCATCAATTTTATTCTTCTGCTAGTGAGACTGTTCGTATTGATAATTCAGGCAATATACTTCTTAATCAAACCACTTCACTTATTGCAGGTAATACCTCAGATGGTTCTGATAACAAATCAGTAATGGTTAATGGTGGTGGAGCTGCTTCCGATTCTAGAGGTGCCTATGTATGGGCAAAAGGAAATGAGTTTTCTAGTGAAGGCGGTTTTTTAAGACTTAATGCAGGAAATGTAAGTGGTGCTGCTATAGCACTAAATACTGGTGGCT